TGAAGGTTACCTTTAGTAGACTGTACAGGATGTGGGAAGTTAAACATACCACGTTCAATAGGATCAAGAGCATCCAAGATAGGATCTACAAGATCAGGTCTTTCAAAGGTAAAGATCTCAACAGGAAAGATCTCGTGTTTTTTCATTTCTTGAAGACTCCGAGTCTAGCGAACAGATAGACTGTAAGTGTTGTCCAAAAAACAATTTCTAATCCAATGTGATTCATTTTCTCCAAGCGAACATAGAATCATACGTTGCCATATGACTGTTAATTTCATTTATATCTCTGAACTCTGCTACACCAACATTCACTGGTTCAGCATTGTAATCGTGACCGATGCATAGACCACCCTTTTTAAGTTTAGGATACCAATCATTCAGTTCACGTTTTACTTGTTCGTAATCCAACCAAGCATCAAAGAAAATAAAGTCGAATGTCTCATCGTCACAACTCAGATGAAGAGTATCTGTATTACCCTTCCAAAGTTCTGAACGGTCAGAGCAACCAGACCATTTGATATGGTGCTTAGCGATCCATTCGTGTGTCTCCATCTGTGCAGGAGAGGTAGAGTTCAAAGGACCATCACCGTCAGGATTCATCCAGTCTGTGTATGGTTCCCAGTTATCAATACCATACAACTTCTTGACGTTAGGACAGTTCTGCAAAATAGTCAGGTGACTTTCTGCACGAAAGACTCCAAGTTCTAGACCAATAAGATCTTTACCGTGGAGTCCGATCAACAAGACTGCTGATCTAATATCTGTCAGAGCATCTACGAAGTTGTACTCTTTTGGATAACGGAGTTTCATTTGAACTGACACCTCATCATAAGTTCAGTAAGGAAAGCAACCAAGTTAATCTCTTGGTCGGCAACAAATGCTGCCTTGTATTGATACTCACCAATCAGGAGGACTGCCTCAGGAATAGACTGAGGTGACAGATATGTATAGAGACTGTCGTAAACATTCCTAATGATCTGTGTAGGTTCATTGTCCAGATTCTGAACAACCCACTTCTTCATCTTAGTAAACTCTTTCTCTTTGAGAAACTTTACTAGGTCGTCAAGTTTAGTATCAGATACAGCAGCAAGAACACCATTGTCAATCTTACCAATGGAAGAATAACGTTGGAGTTCATTGAGAGTCCGTCTAAAGTCAGGGAAATATTTTTGTACTAGCGCCGCCAGAATGCGAGGTTCAGCATCGACTTTGTTTTCGTCAAGGATGGACTGGACACGCTTGAAAAACTCTGCTGCGAGTTGTTGCTTTTCTTTTCCTGTGATGGAGAAGTCAACAACTGAGCAACGAGAATGGAGGGGCGCGATGATTTTGTTTTTGTAGTTGCAGGTGAAGATGAATCTGCAGTTGCCACTAAACTCCTCAATGCTTGCCCGTAGGAGGAGTTGAACATCAGGGGTTGTGTTATCTGCCTCGTCAATGATGATGACTTTGTGTTTAGCAGTTGCAGTAAGCGATACGGTCGAAGCGAAATTCTTCGCATTGTTTCTGACTGTATCGAGAAATCGTCCTTCGTCTGATCCGTTGATGACATAGTAGTCTGCCTCTAGTTGTTCACACAATGCTTTTGCTACTGTTGTCTTGCCAATACCAGGAGGTCCAGACAGCAGCAGATTGGGAATCTCACCCTTCTCCACAAATTTGTTTAGTACACTCTTGATATTCTCAGGCAGGATGCAATCGTCAATCTTACGAGGACGATATTGTTCGCACCAAAGAAAATCACTCATAATGAAATAGTATCTCCAGAGAGATGTAGATTAAATGAAAAGATAATCTTATCCTCAAATGCACGATGTGGTTGTGACTGGTGGATAAGATAGGATGGGAAGAAAATTATATCACCTTCCCTACATTCTGGTTCAATCGATTCGATTTGTCCAGTCCACGGATCAATCAACGGTGAGAAGAATGATGTGGGTTTGTGTGCTCTGCCCAGTTGAGCATAGAACACAGCGGAGTATCCAACTGCACCGTGATTGTGTGCAGCGTGACAGGTGTTAGCGGGATACTTTTGGCACCACGCATTAGACACAAATGCCCCAGGATTCATACTAGCAAAATCTTGAAGCGGTTCGTGCAAGATTGTCATCAATTCTTCATAGTATTCTGGGTTGCGTCCTTGAGCATAATACTTGTGGAAATCGCTATACCCACCATTGAGATAATCATCTTGCATCAAATCCTGACACTCTGGATCGTTCCAGTCAATCTTGTTCAAGAAATACATCTTGATAGTTTCCCAGTCACGAACTGAGTGGATATAAACTGGAACTTTGAAGAGGTCAGTTTGCTTCATTTGCCTTTGGGTTCTAGAGCAATGTAATATTCAAGTGGAGTTCCAGTAGACTGGAAGTGTCCGATCTTGTTCTTGGCGATACGAACTTTGTAATCACCTGGGAGGAGTCTGAGGTTCTCAACCTTGAAACAATAACAGAACTCATCGTCAGGATCTTTGAGAGTACCTACAGGAACACTGAACGTGTTGCTAGTCTCATTCTTCTTGTCGCATACCATCAGGTTAATGTTCCCACCACCATTGTACAGACATAGATCAGGCACTTGGTAGACGGAAGCAGCGCGGAGAAGGTCAGCAAGAGTATCAGTACGAAGATTAAATTCAACATCTACCCCAGGGATGTCCAGTTCCTTGGACGGAGGTTTCGTGATGATGTCGGGGTCCGAGTAATAATACTGCGTCCTTGCTTGGTGGATCTCGTCTTTGATCTCAAGTTTCTGAGGGTCACTGAAGTCAAAAATTGGACTCTCAAACAGCGAGAGACCAGAGAGGAAAAGACCCAAGTCATAAATCGGGACTTGCTGAGGGAACTTTTCAGCAACTTCGACAGAAGCATAAATGTTGCGGTTGACAGAGATCGTACGGATCCTACTGCCAGGATCGATAACGATCGACTTATTGATAGTAGCAAAGTTTTTGAGGATTGATTGTGTTTTTTTGGAGATCTTGACTGTGCTCATTGAGGATACTGTTCAGTGATTTTTTCTTTTTGAGAGAAGTGATATAGAAGGACTGCGTAATGCATCACCTTGAGGAGATCCATTTTAGAGGACCCCTTCTTATCATAACGAGAGGCATACTTTAGGATGTTACTCCTACAGAATGCCTCGGCATCACCACACGCTTCAATTAGATCAAGTGTTTGAATCTGATCATTGCCTGCTGAATAGTGACCTTGATATGTTCCTGTGATGTAGTCTTTCAATGTTTGAAGTGTTGCCACTTCATCATACTTACACGACATAACCGTACTGTTCTCGAAGGATTTTTTTGTAAGGTTTTCCCAGTGCTCTTAGTTCAGTAACAAGTTTGAGTTTGTTATGAAGGGCAGTGTCGCCACCCAGTTTAAGGGCAGCGACTACAGTGAGGAGTTCCTCATCATTAATTGGGAGATCCATAGGATGCTATTAGTTTAACAGAGTAATCACCCCAAGTCAACATCAGTTCCGTTTAGAGGTACAACCTTGTCACCTTCGGGTGCGAAGTCCGCGTCAATCTTATCATAGAGTTCAAAGAATGCTTGCTTAGTTTCCTCATCGAAACGATTGATGGAGAACTTGATAGCATCTTCCTTAGAACCAAAGATGTTGAATGCCTTAGCAATGTGAACCAACCTACGAGTTGAGATCAACTCATCGATACCACCCTCAGCAAAAGTCCTGCGGATGATGGATGCCCAGTCAGCAAGACGCTTACAGAAGTCAGCATCATCACAGATACCTTTAAGGATTTTAGTTTCAGTAACTACAGATGGGTAGTCCTGTTCAAGGGTAATAGCAAAACGCTCTAGGAATGCTTCATTGAGAACATTGGTTCCAACAAAGCGACCGTCATCGCTGCCTTTACCTTTAGTATTTGCAGTTGCAATAACATTGAATCCAGGGGAGGGTTTTACATAGCGACCAATCTTCTTAAGGAATACACCTTTGCCTTCAAGAACAGACTGGAGACAGAGAATCTTGTTTGATGCAAGGTCTACTTCGTCTAGAAGCAGCACAGTTCCTTTCTCCAGAGCATCGATGACTGGTCCATTGTGCCAGACAGTATTACCATCAACAAGACGAAACCCACCAATAAGATCATCTTCGTCGGTTTCAATCGTGATGTTAACGCGAATCAACTCCCTATTTAGAGAAGCACACGCTTGCTCAACACCAAGAGTTTTACCGTTTCCTGACAGACCTTGGATGTAGGTAGGGTAGAACGCTTTGCTCTTGATAACTTTTTTGATTGTGCTGTAGTTACCGAAAGGAACGTAGTTAGGGTCTGCTGCAGGAACAAGAGATACTTGTGGTGCAACTGCTGCCTCGAATTGCTTACGTGCCTCAGCAACTGTGAGTTGCCACTTGTTGTATCCAGTTTTGTACTGCTTCATACGTTTCTTGACAGTAGCAAGAGAACATCCGAAGTGATCGGAAGCAGCGAGAAGGTTAGGAACAGAAACTTCTGGTCCGAAGTTCTCTACAAGATAGTTGAAGAAGTCTTCGGTTGTGTAAGGGATGGGATCGAAAGGCATTTGTTTAGTGTGTTTGTTTGTATGAATTAAGTATAGGGCATCTGTGGCACAGATGGTAGGTCAGTGTGCCACTTATGCGATTGTCTTACTAAGAGAAGAAAGCATTTTCTTGTTGCTGTTCTTGCCTTTGTAAAGTTTCTTGAAGGCGGCACGGATCTGCTTGAGTTCTGCACCGTCAGCAACATCGATAGACTCAGACTCTTCAAGATTGTTTGTAGGAAGAACATAGAGCACATCGTACTTAGACTCAGTGATCTCTACGAACTTCTCCTTCTTGAACTTATCGTGAGCAATATCAACTCTCTTGAGGCAACCCATATAACCAAGTTGACGAAGGTAAGATGCTGTGTCACGAGGAGAGATGAGACGGAACCCGATAGTAGTTACCTCAGGGAACCTATCCTTGAGGTTCTCAAGGAAGACGTTGAGTTGGTAAGAAGGATGATCTTCCTTCTCATAGATCTTGCCGATCTTACGGTCACGAAGTTGGCACCTACGTCCGTATGTATTCTCAAACAACCTTCCAGAGAAGAGGTTTGTACGCTCAGCGAAGTAGGATGCAGGACCAGACTCACCGTCAGTCAAGACTGAGAGAGATACTTTCTGAGCACCAGTCTCTTTCTTGAACTGAGGGATGACAGAATGCATTGCAGAGATTGCCTCAAGGAGTGGAGTGCCACTAAGACCAAGACCAGGGCAGTGTTGGAAGTTGTAGTGACGACCATACCAGTGACCGTTACCGCTGCAGTTAGATGCAACGTTTCTCCAGAATGTCAAGCAAGAACGCTCGAAGTCTTTCTTCTTCTTTGCTTCAGAGGAAAGCATTTCTACAAGACAGAATCCGTTAGCGAAAGAGATGTCACCGTACTGTGGGATGAAACGCTCTTCCTGAGGTAGTTCCTGATTGTGGAATGCATTCCAAGCATAGTTGAAAGCATAGCAACGGAATGGGATGTTGATCTTCCTGCAGAAGTGTGCAAGTTGTAGGACTTGCTTAGCAGTATCGAACAAGCAACCTGCCATAGAACCTGACCAGTCAAGAAGAAAGATCATACCGTGGTTCTTACCATCAGGTACAACAGTCACACGCTTGAAGATGTCATCGTTGTACTTGTACTGGTGCAACACAGTAGTGTTGAGAACACCAGTCTTAGATGTAAGTGAACGTGCATAGGAGTCTGCTGCTTTTCTGCACTCAAACTCTTTGATCAGGAAGTTGATTTCTTTCTGAGACTTCTTGATGAAGTCATTGTACTCAGTGACAGACTTAGCAAGATCTGCTTGCTCGTGCTCACACTCAGTAGCATTCCAGAATGACTCAGACTTTTCAACAAGAGTTTCCCAACCAACAACAAGTTTTTTGTAATCGACAGTAGGAATCTGAATGTACTCAGAGTCGTATGTGCTGTCTACAAGTTCCTTGACTGCTTCTTGGAATGCTTTGTCAGTCAATGCTTCCATAGGATCTGGTTTGTAGTTCTCATTAGAACCTTCGTTTGAAGCACCAGTTGGTTGCTGTGGTGTTTGTGATTCACCTTGACTTACCTCAGATTCTTCTTGAGGAGAATCGATGTCTGCCTCAGGATTGATTTCTTCTTGGAACTTTTCCTGATCATTGTTAGATGGTTCAGCAGGAATGAAGTCACCTGCAGGTGCACCTGACTCAGCACCTTGCTTAGGAGCAGGAGCAGCAACTGTTTCCATCTGCTCTTGCTTCTCCTTCATAAACTCGAAGATCTCGTTAGCAACGTCACACGCTTCTTGGAAGGTCTCAGCGTCACCAGTCTTCTTTACGAATACTTGCTCTTCTGCAGAGAAAGGAATGTCTCTGTAGTTACCGATCTTGAAGTGAAGATTGATACGATCGATAAGGTTTAGTGTGTGTGCGTCAGATGCTTGGAAGAAATCTTGAGCATCTAGTTCAGCGTAACCTCTGTAGAAAGTTTTTGGAAGACCTGCATACTTACGCTTCATCAACTTCTCGATGCGAGCATCTTCAGTAACGTTGACGTAGGACTGAGGGCACTTGAACTGATTCTCTGTCCACTCAGAAGGAGTGAATAGAGCGTGACCTACCTCGTGAGATACGAGCAAGTCATATACAGTCTCACTTGCTTTGTCCCAGATAGGAAGTGTAAGAACACGACGCTTGACATCGAATGATGCTGTCTGGCAGTTCTTGTGCTCAATGATAAGGTCTTCAGTTGCGAGCAACTTAGCGAGTGTACCTTTGACTCCTGTGTTTACGGTCATTTGTTTCCTTGTCTATGTACACATTATAAAACCCCTACGTGGTTGCGTAAGGGTTAAGTGGACACTTTATTAACTGTCTACTTCGCGTTGAATGCTATGGATACTCGTGGCATATTAGATCTGTTCTCAGATGTTTTATGTTCCAACCAAGATGGAAACAAAACTAGAGTATTGGGTGTAGCAGGAAAGAACCTGCCTTCTTCAGTACCCCACATTGCCATCTTAGAAAATGGATTTGGATTCATAAAAACGATACCACCCATATCGGATGTGGTCTCGTGATAATAGACTCCAGATACAACTGAGTTCGCGTGAGTATGAACTGCTTGCTTAGACCCCTTAGGTAATCTATTTATCCACGACTGGAAAATTTGTGACTCTGGATATACTTTTTCCAGACAGTCGTGTACGAACTGACTGAAGGTTGGTAGTTCATATCTTTTGAATAGTTGAAGACCATACATCCCGTTGTGGGATCCTTCGATAATACTTGGTTTTGCACCTGGTGAGAGGTGGGATAGAACCTCAGGATCGTCAGGTATTGACTCAATCTCTTTAACAATCGAGTCATTATTATGTGAGAAAACATACAGAGTTGTAGGAAATAATTCCGTCTTACAATGTTGCAAGGGAGTTAGGAAGTCTTGGGTAAACTTGGAAATCTTACTTCTCGGACTTTCTGGGGTATTTTCAAAGTGAAACTGATTGACCATCGTTCTTGGTTCTCATAATTTTGCCTGACTTCGTGGTCGTTATAACCTGGCCAGAAGTATAGATCACGCTCTCTTGGGATCTGACAATGTGTATATGCCCAATAGGGTTGTATCCTATTTAACGTTTCGACAGTATGGTTGGGATGATAGAAATATATGTCTCCAGTGTCGCCTGGTGGTACCTTGACATAGTAAGTCCCTGCCATATCTGAATCTGCGTGGTTGTGACGCATTTGGAACCCACCTTTAGGATTGACGTTGACCCACATCTGCTCAATCTGGAGTTCTTCATCAAAAGGGTGAATATTCGAGAGTACCCAATCTGCAAAGTCTGGATACAATAGATGATATTCAGTGTTAGTATGAACAGTTGAGTACCCAGTACCATAGAACTTGTTGTAATCTTGACAG